CAACACCAACACCAAAGAACTGATAAGGATTCAGTTCATATGGAAAAGCATGAAATGGTAAACGAGCAGGTACAAAGGGATTCAGTACACAACGAATAACTTTATTATTTACGACCCATGCATTAATCTGTACTGAATCCATATGAGTAATATTATCGGGTAGCTCAAGATCAATCTCTTTTGCTAGGTATAAATCCAGTGTACCCCAGTACTCAAATACTTCATATCTATTTTCTGTATAAAGAGGATCATTATCTTCTGAATAGATTGTATTTTCAAAGTATCTTTCTTCGTACTGAGGGCCGTTCTCTAATGCACTTTCAATAGCATCTTCGTTAAAGAAAGGTCTATTGGCAAGCTCTCTAAGTTGTTCTCTATTATAACGATGCCTCTGTATTACATATTCGGCATCTTCAATATTTGTAGCTGAAGGATCAGGATAAAAATTCCAGCAGGATACAGCTTCAATTCTAGGTACAGTCTTTACATATGGCTCAAATACTTTTTCACCATCCTTCATCTGCCAGTTATGTACTGTCTTATCAAAGTTAAACGGTCCCTTGATAATACCTGTGCCTAACAGAGCAGATTCAAAGATTGCATGACGTAGAACATTTGTAGCATTTGTATCTAATAACTGATCATGAATTTGCTTCTCCATATTACGAGCAGCAATAGCTGCTGGCTCAATCTGTGGAGAACCCGGAATAACGCTTGGTCCTTCCTTGAGATTTTGAGCAGCAGCATACTTCTCTTTTAACCCTCCAAGAAAATCATCCAGTTGTGACAAAGGCACATTACCTGCCTGTTGCATAACCATCTGTTCTTCTGGAGTTGCCAGATGAGCAAACTCAGCAATTCCTTCTGGAATCGGTGTATTAGAAACTGTAATAGGAAATTTATTGTTAGCAAAAAGAATATCAGAGATTTGTCCAAAGGATGCAAGAACTTTTACCTTGGTAATTCTTACAAATACTTTAGATTTCTCTGATGATCTATAGGTCGAGGCAGTATCATAGATACCTCTATAGTTCTTGTATGCTGTTAGCCATCGTCTCTCATCAGAAAGACGACCAGTTTCAGCATCAAGAAACTTGCTTTTAATAAAGCCTACAAGACCGGGAAGTTCATCCTCTTCTACCTCTACAGCTTCAGGAAGTTCTTCTTCAGCCATAGATGGAATTATCTTCCTTCATAATCATACTCAAACCAGTCATCATTTTACTACCAGATTCGGTAGGGGAATCGGCTGATTGTGAAAAGTTTACATCAGTATTACCAAGAAGGTCAGCTTCCATAGGCTCACGATATAGAACACCATCAGGTACAGGACTCATATCTCCCTGCTTCTCAGCCATTCCTTCAAAATCTTTAGCAGTATAGGGTTTCATATAGGGCATTAATTTCTCCTTTAAATTCTTTTAGGTTTACGAACAGAACCGCCTTTAGCATACTTTTTCATAACTTTTGCAGTTCGATAAGACTTCGGGCGGCTAGATACTCGACCACCTCCCTTCTTACTAGTTGGCAACTTTTCTTTAACAACTGTAGAAAATTTCTCAGCAGCAGAAGCAATGTCTTCTGCAAACGAAGTTTCTCTGTCAGCATCATCTTCTGTATATTCAGTTAGACTTCTTCCTTCTCCTAGAGCAGCATCTTTTTTTGCTTTGTTTGCTGCATTCCAATCACTCCAG